ATGATTATGTGAAGTTACCTATTAGTAGAACTAAGATTACAAATGCAACAGCACAGACTATGTATTTGTGGTCTGTCCAGTAATGCATTATTTTTGCTTTTATTGATTCGATCATTTGCGTCTCCTCTTCTGTTTTATCCCAGCTTCGTTAAGTGCGATAGCTATGGCTTGCTTTCTATTTTTAACTTTTTTCTTAGATTTGCCAATATTTAATTTACCTTTTTTAAATTCACGCATTACCTTACTGACTTTATTTTGTTTTTTGTCAGTTGTTTTACCAAGTTGTGATCTAGATATAGCCATTAAATGAATGCACTTTTGTATTCTGGTGATGATATGAAGTCTTCAAATTCTTCTCTTGTGGTTGGTTCTTGACCACCTATTCCAAATATACCTGTGTCCTCTAATTGTTTTATTTTATTAAATAAAGAATCTTTTGATTGAAAATCTAGACTTTGCTTTGGTGACATCATAAAGTTCTTTTGCTCTTCAGTAAGCTCTGCTAACTGCATCGGCATTCTAGTTGGTTGAGTAAAGTCATAAACACCTGGACCAAACATCATGTTGGTTCTCTGCAGACCTTTAAACTCTGGTAAAGATTGTATACCTGTTTCGTCTTCAAATTGTGGATTAAGTATCTTTCTCATCAGTAAGCCTATAGGAGAAACTTTTTGATAGGCTTTTACTAAATTACCAATACCTTGTTTAAATTCAGGTTTTGTAAATTGGTCTCTCAAGCTTTCTATAACACCCATTCCAGTTGTTCTGTTAAAACCTAAGTCTCTATTTAGTTTGCCGAGTTGGTTTAATTGTTGGTTTGTTATTCTATTGCGTTTAGCTCTATCTAGTAAGTTTTGCCTATCTTGTTTCATTCTATCCATAACAGAAGTTATGCCAGCTTGAGTCGGTGTTACTTGTTTTGCCTCTTGTGCTTGTATGTTTTGTGCAATCGCGTCTCTAATTGCTTTCTGTTGATCTGCTCTCGCCTTAGTAGCTCCTCCAGAATAACTTACGATATTACCTTGTCTGTCTTTTAAAAATCCGCTACCGGTTCTTACAGCAGTGCCATCCATAACCTTCTCAAGGTTTCTGGAAAATTGTCTATTTTGTGCGGTGCTCTTAAATCTATCTTTTGCCGGTGGCCCACTAGTTGTGCCGCCTGCTCCACCGCTTTTACCATTTTTAGCGCCCATTATAACCAGTGCTCCTTTGTAATAACTTTAAAATGATTACGCACTGAGCCATCCTGAGCTAAACGTAACCACTGCACCATTTTACCTGTTCCAAGTAAGTGTGTAAAGAATGTTTTATTAAACGCCATAATATTATGTGGTTTAGTGTAGATGGTATCTATAACCCAAGCTCTATCACCAGTCTTCCAATCGTTAAAAGTAAGATATTGATTGTCAATAAACCTTTGTTCTGTTGCTTTGTCTAGAAAAGCCCAATTAGTAAAACCGTACATTTCACCGTTTTCATCACGATTTATGGTGTATTGATTTAATAAAATAGACGGACAAACATGAGAACAAATGTCCTCAATCGGCTCATTTTTCCAATAGTGGTCTTTATAAAAAGCAACAATTTCTTGTAGCATTACAATCTGGTGTTATTTTTCTTCCCCGACTACTGCTGTCATTTGTTTTATGCCGTCTTTTGCAAGTGATACACTAGCTCTGAGTTTTTGGTGTTTGTCATTTAGCTCCATTTTGTCCTCTGCAAGCTCTCTAGCCTGTAATAATCTGGCTTTATCTAGGTTTAATTGCTCCTCATCATCCTTCTGTTTTCGCATATTTTCTTGTGCTCTGAGCTGTACTTCGTCTGCTTTTAGACGCAATAATGGGTCATTATCGATCTGATTTAAGACCTTTTTCTCCTCTTCTAGGTACTCTAAAGTAGTTTCTGCAACTAAAACGGACTTTCTAGCCTCCATTTGAGTGTTTAAATTGTCTAATTGCTTCTTAATTTCCATCATTTGAGGGTTTTGTTGCATCATTTGAGGGTTTGTAGCGCCCATTTGTTGTAATTGTTGAGTCATTTGTTGGATTTGAGCTATTTCTTCCTTAAATTCAAGCTGAATTTGCTCTTGTGCCATCAAACTTATGTGTTCAAATATATTTTTTTGCATTGCAGCCAAAATATTTGGGTTTGTTCGTGCAATTTGTGTGCCCATAAACGCTAAATGCGCTTTCATGTGTGCTGTATGGTCTTGTTTAGGAAAAGCTTTGATAATTTTACCCGATAAAGCGTTAATATGTTCTACACTTGGGTCCATTGGAGCAGGTTCTGCAACTGGTGGCATTATAGCATCAATATCTTTTACACCTAACGCTTCATACATTGACCTGTAAGCAGCTGGTAAGTTGTGCATTCCAGGATTTGACATGGCCAGTTGTAGTGCTGTTTGTGCAAGTTGTATTCTTTGTGTTTGTGAGAAGATGTTTGGGTCTGCTACAGGTATAATATCCACTTTTTTGTCAAAGTCTGTTTGTTTAATTTGTCTTTGTCCACCCACAACATCGTACGGATAAGTTGGTGGTAAGTATGTTGCAAATACACCAGACAATAACATGAATTCTTTTTTCATGGATTGATACAATCTTTTGTGTATTGCAGACATAACCCGCGAGCCACGTTCCAACAATGCAACTGTCGTGCCAACTGCTGCGCTTTGATTACCATCACCGACTTGCATATCAGCAATACTTGCAAAACGTTGACCTGCTTGTACGACCACACCCATTAGTTGTAGTAATGTTTGGTCTGGCCCTTTGTAAGGTAACATTTGGAATGCACCTTGAAGAGTTCCACCAGGGGCATCTACATCACGAAACTCGCCCGGCTGCAACGGTTGTGCTTCGTCACGGACTCTGATGCCTCGCATCTTGAATCCGGCTGGTAAGTTTGACAAGGTGCCGGCGTCTAGAAGCTGTCTCAATGCTGCAGTTGCAGTTCGAGACAAACCGCCGATCATATGAATTAAACCAAATCCATAGAAGCCTAGTCCTGGTAAAAACTTAAAGTGCACAAAATAATCTTTTCTTTGTCTTGTTGGATCTTGTGCGTCGAAATTTCTTCTTATCGATAAAACTTTTCCTGTGCCCTCATCTACAGTCACAACATACGGAAGTTTAATCTCTGTTGGCTCTCCTGTTTGTGGGTTCATGTCTTGAAAACCATCTAGGTCTAGTTCTGTGTGACACTCTATGAGTGTATACACTTCGTCTTTGCTAGAACCTGATGTCCCTTCTAAATCAGCCTTGCCCTCTTTTATATCGTCTTCAGTATAAGCAGGTGATCCTAATTCAGTATCTAAATAAAAACCTGACACTTGCATCTTTCGCATTTCGTTTGCTGGCATTTTTACCACATGCATTATCGTGTCTGCTTCTTCAAGTGAGTTTGCACTGTATGGCACAATTAAATCTTCAGCAGGTACAAATTTAGAAACACATCTACCAAGACTAAAATCATAATAAACTTTTTTAAATGCAGATCCTGCAAGCGGTAGATTAAATAACATCTGATCAAACTCAGGTTCGTATTCTTTCATCTCAACCATAAGTTGATAGTTCATAAATTCTTTTACACGTTCTGCTTGATCAGTTTTTACTTTGCTTGGTTTACCCATGACACGTGTTCTAACTGGGCCATCCGCTGGTAACAATTCTTTGTATGCAAGAGACTGAAACTGTGTGACTGCTTCTGCAAGCACTGGGTGTGTTGCACCAGATGCGCCCTGAAAAGGTTCTGTTCTGTCTTCGTATTTAAAACCAAGCAGGTCCAGTCCTTTTAGATAACTTTGTTCCCAATCATCTCTTGATGACTTGTAGTCTTCGAAAGCATCTATCAAATCTGCACCTATAGGATCTAAAACATCTTCTTCCAAAAATTCTGCTAAGTTTGCATTAGGGTCACTTGCTGCACCTGTTTGTAGTGCCATTGAAGCAGGATCAAAATCTATCTCCATCCCACCATCTTCTGTCGGTGTCATTTCAATAGGTTGCTTTGGTGGCTCCTTTGGTAGCTGTATCTCTTGTGCTTTTTGTTTTGGACTAGGTATTTCTATTTTAGTTCTAGTCACGTTAGGTAACGCTTTATCTATTGTAGCCATTATGATGCTTTCCTTCTAAATAGTGTTTGTACCCCACCACCCATGTTATATCCTACTCTACCACCTTTTGCAAATTCTTCACCTGTCTTTGGGTCTTTGCCTGAAACATTTGGATTAGGGTTTGTTTGTGTTTCTCTAAATTTTTTTGCTGCCTCGTCTAGTTTTTGTTCTGGTGCTTTTACAAGGTTAGCCCATGACTCCACACCAAATTTTAAATCGTCGTATGCACCACCACCTTCATAATCACCAATACCCTCTCCTGGTCCTTTCATAAACTCATCTGCTTCAAACATGTTTGGATCTTTTGATACCTTACTTTTACCTTCACCCATCTTAATATTTTCTTGTCCCGGTATAAATCTTAACTCAGCTATCTGCATGTCATCACCTCTACCAGAAATTTCTATTGTCCCATCTGCTTTATACTCTGTCATATATATTTTTTTGTTTGGTAAACTAGGGTCTGTAAATTCATAGAAGTCATACCCCTCTCCTTCTTTAACAGCTTTATAATCTGCTGGTACCATTTTTCCTTCTTTTCTAATTTTCTCTACAAGTGACGGGAACCAAATAGGCATGCCCTCTGCAGTTATTGGTGTTTTGGCTGCGCCCTTTGCTACAACTTCTGCAATTTCTTTACCTGCTCTAGGCATAAACAAACTTGCAAGTCCTGCTCCCGCAAGTTGTAAAAAATTACGTCTATTTATTTTTGGACCACCGCCTTCGTTAAATCCAACACGACCACCTTTTGCGTTTAAAGTTCTACCCTCTGTTCCAAACGGTGAAATATAGTTTCCCGTTTTTATACCCTGTTTTCTTGCTTCTGGTATTTTATCAAATTTTTCTTTTACTTTCTGGAGCTCTTCCATTCCCTCTTCACGAGTTATTTGACGCGCTTGAGCTCTCATTACAATATCCTCCATTAATTGCTCTGCTAGAGCTTGATCAGCTGATGCCTGTTGATTTATGGATTCAAGAACTTTTACAAAGTTTTCTGGATCTGTGCTTTTTACACCAGGTAAAACTCTCTCAAAAAGCTCCTCAAGTTTTTTTATTTCTTTTTCTAAAGCTCTTACACCCGGTGTAAAACTACTGGGTATATCTATTTTAAAAACTTCAGCGTTAATACTGCCTGTGTTAAAACCAAGTTCTTTAAGCATTTCCATAATCTGTATACCTTTTTCTTGTGCATCATTAATTTTGTCTTGTGTTGATCCGGCTGCTTCGTCTATTAGTTTTTGCTCACTAAGTAACATTTTATCCAACGTAGGATTACCTGTTATGCCCATTGTTGGTAATTCTGATGCCTCTTCTATGATGTCTGCTACAAAACCCATGTCGTCCATTTGACGTTGTGATTCTATATAAGCGTTTATTCTAGCATCATCATTAATAGTTACTCGTTTTGGATCACCCGGTGAGTAACCATCATTCATCTTATCAACTATCAGCTGTCTTACATCTTTTGGGTCTTTGCCTGTTGACTTTGCAATATTTGTAATAAACTGAATATCATCTTCTGTTGCTTTTGTTACATCGTCTGCAGCTGTCATTAAGCTTGGTGATTTAGGTCCCAACATTTTATTAAACTCGTCTGGTGGCATTGATAATTTTTTCATTGCATCATCAGCTTCTTCAAACGTTGCACCTTTTGGTGCAGGTTTTGCGGCTTCTATTTTACCTTTATCTCGTAGCTCAGCTGCTCTTTCTGCTGGTGTAATACCTCTTTCTTGAATAATAAATTCTTCAAGAGATATCGTATCATCAAAGCCCTCATCAAAATATCTTTCTCTTAGTGCTTCATCTGAAAAACTACCTACACCCGTTCGCTTTTGCGTATCTGTAAATGATTCTGGTCTGTAACTAAAAACTTTGGTTTGTGTTTCGCCCTCTGGTCCTATAATAGGTGTTTGTTCTTTGAACTCGCCTGGTTTTGTTGTTTCATCAAACCCACCTGTCACTTCACCCAAATCGGTTTTTCTAATGTCTGACGCAGCCTCATCCAAAGCTTGTTGGGCTTGTGGTGTTGATTTAATACCTGTATCAGAACCTTTAAATATATTTGCTAAATAGTCTCTAAGTTTTTTCAGCATTAGTAATACGTCCTCTGTTGCTGTGGTAGAGGCTCATCCTCGTAGTCTTCTGGATGTTCTACAAAACCACCTTGTCTAAATCTCATTACGGCTTGAGTCATGCTATCCACTAAGTCATCGTGTTCTCCTAGTGGGAATGCAGCGCACTCCTCTATAACCTCTTCAGCAAACTTACGGTCTGGATACCAGACCATGCCGGCCTCGAATAATGGCGCGACAGCGTTTACTCTAGTATGTTTATCATTTCCCTTGCTAGGTGTAAAGTTAATAACCGGTATGCCCATCTGCCTGAGTTCGTATGTAAGCGGGAGCCCCGATGCTTTTGCCTCGATTATAACGGTTTCTGGTGACCAATAGTCGTATTGTTCTTTGGCAACTCTTCGTAATTCAGGAAACTCGTATCGGTCTTTTATGGCATCTAATAGTATCAAATGTGCCTCGCC